AGCTAAAGTAGATGGAGAGTTCTACCCAGCTAAGTACTACTTCACAGTTGACTACACAGACAATGAAGTAGCAGATGATCCCGCTCAACACAAACAGTCACACGTACTGGAGTTGCTAGATGCAGGAGAGTATACAGGTAACATAGTTGCGTTACCCAATAACAGAGTGAGAGTAACTCATCCAGCTTGGTTTGAAACAGGACAAGGTGCTCCTGACTTTAAACCTAACCAACATATGTTCCATTCCAAAGAAGATGTTGAATACATCTGGGATACGGAACGAGTATTTAACAACTTATATCAGGAGAAATAAACAATGGCTATGAAACCAATGAAGAAAAAAGGTGCTGCTAAAGGTGGCATGATGAAGAAAAAAGGTGCTGCTAAAGGTGGTATGATGAAGAAAAAAGGTTATGCTAAGGGTGGAGCCACGATGAAGAAAAAGGGTTACGCTAAAGGTGGCTACGCTAAGGGCGGTGCACCTGCAATGGGACTTCCACAAATTCGTGCAGCAGCTAAAGCAAAAGGCTACAAGCTAGTTAAAATATAATAATTATAAGTGGTCAACCCACACTATGCCAAGCAACGTGGTAACACCACACGAAAGGATTTTTAATCATGGCAACAACTACACTCACTCAAGGTATTGAGGAATATGAAACTAATATTACATTTGGCGATGGTATTGATATTACAGGATCAATTAAAACTACCGCTGGTGCTCACATGCAGTACACTGAAGCTGCAGGATATGCTGCCTCTGACTTCTTAGTTGGTAAAGGTAGTAGCTCATACGGAACAGTAGATCCATTTACTTCTGGAGCAAGCCAACTATTTCCATTAGGAAGTAAGCTACTCTATGGTAACACTACGTACCGTTACTGTAAGATGGCTGCAACTGCAGTAACAGCAGGTAAGTGTGTAACTCACGCTGCCTCTATTGCTCATCACTTTGATCTAGCTCCTACTGCTGACGTAGCTGCTGGTGAAACTGCAATCTCAGTAGAAACTGCTGGTGATACTGACATTACACTTAATCAATATGCAGGTGGTTACTTGTATATTAATGATGGTGCAGGTGAAGGCCAGATGCTCCGTATCCGTTCTAATCCAGCACACGATCACTCAAGTGATCCTTCTATTGTTATCACTACTTATGATGACTTAGCAACAGCTATTACAGCTTCTTCTAGCACACGAATTACTCTTATCGCTGATCCACTCAGTGCTTTGATTGTTCAGGCTGCTACAACTACAGGCGCAACAATGGGTGTCACAGTAGTAGACATGGCTGCTTCTCACTTCGGTTGGATGGCAGTATCAGGTCCACAGACTGTACTTACTTCAGGTACACTTGTTGTAGGTAACCATGCTGTACCTTTGGGTGCTTCTGGTGCTGTTGGTCCTGCTGCAGGGGATGTTATTCAGGTAATTGGTACAGTTATGATTGTTAACGTAACTACTGACTACTCACTGATTAACCTTTATGGCATTGTCTAATGATGTATCAAACTAACTTACAAGGAGCGAGTACTGCTTTAAGTTGGGGTGTACAGACTGTATTGACTGTTAGTACCACTACGTTACACGTTGACGTTAGTGATACTAACATGATTTATCTGCATACAACTTTGCCAATCTATATTAGTTTTACTGCGGCAGAGGCAGATATTGTAACAGCGAATGATTTAATTCTTGAAGTCCCTCGACTGCTTACACCGTCTGATGATTCTGTAGTATATGTTCCTACAACGTATACTCTTGTCGTACCTAATGCGGTAGACCCTACAGAAACAAAAGCACTAAACCCTACTGCATCAGTAATAAAGATGAATCTCTTAAGGGGGATATCTTCTAATGCTACAGTGAGAGTAATTCTCGCATAAAAAAGTAACCTCGTTGTGTAATAAATGCATAACGGGGTTGCACTATTATCTGTTTTAATTTAGACTAAAATGTGTAAAACTATCTCCAGCACAACAACAAGGAGACAGTGCATGTTTAGAAAATTAATCAAAATAATTCAAATCAGCCAAGAAAAAAGAGTAGCTCATTGGCAGCTACGAAATATGTCAGACAATCAGTTAAAAGATATAGGAGTTACACGTGGTGAAATCGAAGGCAAAATCTACCGTCAATGCGGCAGGTAATTATACTAAGCCTAGTATGCGTAAGTCTCTTGTAGCTTCTGTAAAGGCTGGCTCTTCAGGTGGTAAACCTGGGCAGTGGTCTGCACGTAAGGCTCAAATGGTTGCAAAACAATATAAAGCAAAGGGTGGTGGTTACAAATGAGAAAATATTTAAAAAGACTTTGGTGCGCTTTAATAAATAAGAAGTGTAATAAAGAGTGTAAATGCTGTTAACATGGCTTTAGCTAAATCCCAAAAGAGCTTAAAATCATGGTCCAAACAAAAGTGGCGTACAAAGAGTGGCAAGCCCAGTGCTAAAACTGGTGAGCGTTATCTACCTGCTAAGGCTATCAAGTCTCTTACTCCTGCTGAGTACGCCACTACAACCAGAGCTAAGCGATCAGGCACTAAGGCAGGTAAGCAGCATGTGGCTCAACCTAAAAAAATTGCAAAAAAGACAAGACCCTACAGGAAAGTAACATAATGACTCGTAATCTTACGGAAAAACAACAGAAATTTTTAGATGTGTTGTTTGAAGAAGCACAGGGTAATCCAGTAAAAGCACTTAAGATTGCTGAATATGCTCATGGTGTATCTTCTACAACTGTTTTAAATGCTTTGCAAGACGAAGTTGCAGAGTTAACTAAGAAGTTTATCTCTACCCGTGGGCCACAAGCAGCTTGGTCTTTAATGGAAGTACTAAACAATCCTACAGACTTAGGTAACAAAGAGAAAATGGCAGCAGCTAAAGATCTTCTTGACAGGGCTGGTTTTGTTAAGACTGAAAAAGTTGAAGTAAAAACTGAAAGCCCTTTATTTATCTTACCTCCAAAAGCAAATGAAGATTAGAAAAGAATGGACACTTCCAGCTCCTGATAAAATAGATAACGGTTATATTTGGACCCCTGTAGTAAGAATAGGAAGACATGTACCGTTTGGATACGAGCAAGACCCAGAAGATGATGATGTACTCTTACCGATTGAAGATGAGTTAGAACTATACGAACAAGCTAAAAAGTACCTTAAACAGTACAGTTACCGTGATGTAGCTAATTGGCTCAGTACTCAATCAGATAGATATATTTCACACGTGGGCTTATATAAAAGAGTTAAACTTGACCAAAAGCGTAAGAGAGAAGCTTCAAACCAACGCTACCTTGCCCAGCGTTACAAAGAAGCCCGTGAAAAAGCAGAAAAAATCGAAGCTAGAATCAAGTAATGTAGTAAGGAAAGTACCAGCAGTATCTAAACCTGCTCCTGTTGATATAGAGGTTGCACAGAAAGTAATTAGGGATGTTATCTTTGAGCCTAACCCTGGACCACAGACAGCTTTCCTAGCCTCTACAGAACAAGAAGTATTATATGGTGGCAGTGCAGGAGGTGGTAAGAGCTATAGTTTAGTTGCTGATCCTGTTAGATATTTAAATAACCCTGATGCAAGTATGCTACTTGTTAGACGTAGTACAGAAGAACTAAGAGAACTTATCTCAGTTTCCAAACAGCTTTATCCTAAAGCTATTCCTGGAATTAAGTTTATGGAAAGAGATAAGACTTGGGTAGCTCCATCAGGTGCAACTCTCTGGATGTCATACCTTGACCGTGATGATGATGTTATGAGATACCAGGGACAGGCTTTTAATTGGATAGGCTTTGACGAGCTAACTCAATGGCCTACACCATACCCCTGGAACTACATGAGGTCTCGCTTACGTTCTAACAAAGATAGTGGGCTACCCCTCTACATGAGAGCCACAAGTAACCCTGGGGGGCCAGGTCACCAATGGGTTAAGAAAACTTTTATTGACCCTGCTGAACACAACAAGTCCTACTGGGCTACAGATATAGATAGTGGAGAAGAGTTAAGTTGGCCTAAAGGTCATAGCCGAGAAGGTGAACCACTCTTTAAACGTAAATTTATACCTGCAACACTTTTTGATAATCCTTACCTTTCTGACGATGGTATGTATGAAGCTAATCTTTTATCTCTGCCTGAGCACCAACGTAGACAACTACTGGAGGGAGACTGGGATATTAATGAGGGATCAGCCTTCCCTGAGTTTAACCGTAAGATTCATGTTGTAGAGCCATTCGATATTCCTTCAAGCTGGGCTAAGTTTAGAGCATGTGACTATGGATACGGCTCTCACACAGGAGTAGTATGGTTTGCAATATCCCCTTCAGAGCAGTTAGTTATTTACAGAGAGATGTATGTAACTAAGGTAACTGCAACAGACTTAGCAGATATGATCTTAGAAGTAGAAGAGGGAGAGAAGATAAGGTATGGAGTTCTTGACTCATCTTTATGGCATAATCGTGGAGATACTGGACCAAGCCTTGCAGAACAAATGATTATGAAAGGTTGCCGTTGGAGGCCTTCTGACAGATCAAGAGGTTCCCGTATAGCAGGTAAGAACGAATTACACAGAAGGCTTCAAGTAGACGAGTTTACAGAAGAACCAAGGCTAGTATTTTTTAGTAGTTGTATTAACACTGTATCTCAAATACCTTCCATACCTTTAGATAAAAACAATCCAGAAGATGTAGATACACACGCAGAAGATCACTTGTACGATGCACTACGCTATGGTATAATGACTAGACCACGCAGCAGCCTATTTGATTTTGACCCTAACAACCACGGTTCAGGGTTTCAGATGTCAGATTCGACATTCGGATATTAAGGATATATTATGAAAGAAGACTTTGAAGACATGATCATGGATATGGAGGAAACTTCTGCCATTGATGATGTAGCAAAAGAAGAGTACTCTGATCCGAAAGCAGGACAAATTGTAAGTTTTGTAAAAGAAAGATACTCTAAGGCTGAGACTTCCAGACGTATGGATGAAGAACGCTGGGTACAAGCTTATAGAAACTATCGTGGCTTATACGGTCCAGATGTTCAATTTACTTCTACAGAAAAATCTAAGATATTTGTTAAGGTAACTAAGACTAAGGTACTAGCTGCTTATGGTCAGATTGCTGAAGTACTCTTTGGTGGCAACAAGTTTCCTATTACTATTGATCCTACAGTTCTACCAGACAATGTAGAAGAGACAGTTAACTTTGAGACTAATCCACAAGCACAAAAAGCTCAAGAAGAAGTGGGTGAGCTACTTCCTGGTGAAACATACCAAGATTTTAAAGAACGCCTTAGTGGTCTAAAAGCACCACTAGAACCAGTTATAGATAAGCTACAGGCTGGTCCAGCTAAGACACCTACCTCTCCTCAATTCCACCCTGCTGATGTTGCAGCAAAGAAAATGGAAAAGAAGATACATGACCAACTAGAAGAGTCTCACGCTAAAAAGCATTTACGTGCTGCTGCATTTGAGACTGCTTTGTTTGGTACAGGTATTATGAAAGGTCCATTTGCTGTAGATAAAGAATACCCTAACTGGGATGAAGAAGGTAATTACACTCCTGTCTTTAAAACAATACCACAAACGACTAGTGTATCTATCTGGAACTTCTATCCTGACCCTGATGCATCTACGATGGAAGAAGCTGAGTATATTATTGAGCGTCACAAGATGTCACGTTCACAGCTACGTGGATTAAAGAACCGTCCTTATTTTCGTGAGAATGCAATTAACAATGCATTAGGCTTAGGTGAGTCCTACCAGAAAGAATGGTGGGAACACATTATGGAGGATGACTCAGAAGAGTACAGCGTAGAACGCTTTGAGGTACTTGAGTTCTGGGGTTTTGTTGACACAGAGATGTTAGAGCAACAAGACATAGATATTCCAAAAGAAATAAAAGATGCTGAACAAGTTAGTGTTAATGCTTGGATTTGTAATGGTCAAGTATTACGTCTTGTAATGAATCCGTTTACCCCTGCATACATTCCATACTTTGCTTCTCCTTTCGAGATGAACCCTTACAGCATCTTTGGTGTAGGGATTGCAGAGAATATGGATGATACCCAAACACTAATGAATGGGTTTATGCGTATGGCTGTAGATAATGCTG